CTTGTCTAAAGGCATAGCTAGACATACCGCCCTTGGCGCTGTCAATTTCTTTAGGGTCTAAGGTGGGGTTGTCATAGCTTGTGAAGTGCCATGCTTTAGTGTTCTCTAGTTTACCTAAGCTTGCTTCGCTGTAGAGATCGTAGAAGTGGTTACGACCCATAGGCGTACCAATAAAGACAGCAGAGCCTTTTAAGTCTGATAGAGCAGGGCGTAGAATAAGCTCCCACACATCAGGCTTGAAGTCAGCATATTCGTCTAAGACAACAAAGCGTAGACTAACACCACGCATAGTCTCTGGTCTGTCAGCACCCTTTAGAGTGATGGTAGAGCCATTAATGAGCTTTATAGAGAGGTTGTTAACGTGGAAGTTGCTTATGACGCTCTGGCCTAGTTCTAACAACATATCCCATATAACGTCTCTAGCTTGTCCCTGTGTAGGAGCAACGTAGAACACCTTACCTTTGTTAGAGGACAAAGCACTGTATAGTAACATATAAGCTGCTAGACGAGACTTACCAGTTCTACGACCCGCTGCTATCACTTTAAAGCGTGACGGGTCTACCCATACACTTTCTTGCCACGGGAGTAGCTCTATATTGAGGTCTGTGCTACCACTCATTTAATATGTCCAGACAACTAATGGGCCTTTGCGTCTATCTACGTGTATAAAGCTCTTAGCTACGCCAATGCCGTTGAAGCCTAGCTCTATAGCATTCTCAATTATAACAGCCCTCTGGCGTCCATTAGACACATAAATGTCAGCAGCTATGCCTTCGCTGTGTACGCCTGGCTTAGTCTTCCTAGCCTCTATAGGATGCTTAGGCGCTCTAAACCCTGACGTAATCTTAAAAGAAAACCCACATAGATCACGGAGTTCATCTAAGATGTCTATAAAGGCTTCGTCTATTCTGTTCTCTCCTGTGTGTGAGCATTTAAACTCATCAACACTAAAGTATCTAAACTTCTTCATAGTCTACGTCCTCTATATCCTCAGCTATCTTAACATCGTTTAAGCCTGAGATGTTAATAGTGACAGCACTCTTACCATTAGTGCCTTTGTCTTTTTCAAAGTAGCTCAGAGGCATTAACCTATCTGCTAAGAGCTTCCATGCCGCTGCTTGGTTCTTGTGGGTGTCGTCTAAGGCAGCATTCAATATAGAGTCTAGCACCTTCTGAGACTTAGGAGACGCTAACATCCTAGCTTTGTATTCGTTAATAGCAGCAGCGTCACCAGCAGGTCTCCCCACCTTCTTACGCTCTCCTACTTTCTTAGAAGCTACATCAGCCTTCTTAGGCCTGCCCACCCTCTTACTCTTAACAATCTCATCTGTCATATTAAGCTCTCTATATAGTCTGTGTAGTAAGTAGTCAACACAAGGTATATAGGACTAAAGCAACGACATACACAGCAGAGACGCTGTTGTTTAAAGAGGAGGGTTAAAACCTGTTACTAATAACCCTCTACTCTAGAGAGCAGAGAGCTATGTAGAAGACTGTCTAGTGCAGAGTCTACATAGAGTGTGTTAAACTGTGGAGACACTATAGCATACTTTGCCTTAAATGTCAAGCACTATCTCATCTATCTTCACTAATGAAGCATATAAGCCTCTATTGTCTATGCATGCAACACCTAAGACTCTATAGTCTATACAGCTTCCCTTTCTATGCGGATTTCAGCAGCTTAAACAGCCTCCGCAGCCGCCGCCTCTTCTCCTTAGTTATCATAGCCTTAGAAGCTCTGTGTAGCCTGTGTAGCTCTCTGCCTTATAAAGCCTAATTAGCCCTATTTTGTGTCTTAGTAGCTACCGTAACAATCACCGAAGCTCCATAACTCCCCCGCCCCTCGATAGCTCACCGCCCTACCCAGGCTACGCAGTCTCCACAGGCCACGTACTGTATAGGCTACAGAGCATTGCACTATATAGTAACTGATAACTACAGAGGCTATGGAGTCTGTCCAGTGCTTAGCAGACTGTGGAGTGTGTAGGGCAGAGTAGTACCCTATAGACTGTATTGATCTGTATAGCTATGCCATCTATGTATAGCTGTTAACATCCTGTGTAGCTGTGTAGTCTGTATAGTAGCTGTGTTGTCTGTGTTGATGTTATGTAGTTAATAGGGCTGTGTAATTAAATAGTAAATAGATTGAATAAACAGTTGACACAGCAAACTGAACTGATAAGATGGTCTCACTTACTTAGAAACACACACACAACGAAGCACGGCAATGATTACATTACTATTAATAGCAGTAGCATTAGCAGGATTATTAGCAGGCATGATAGCTGACAGAAGAGACACTGAGAGTGTTAGAGCTTTAATAACTAAGTAAACGATACAGCCCCGTTACCAGGGCTAGAAACACACACACACACAGACAACGGAGCACGACAATGAAGAATACAACAATACACACAGGCATCTTAGAAGTTATACAGCGCGAGCCTAGTTCGTACAACGGTAACCCTCGCTACCTAGTTAGGCTAGATGGTGTTACAGCTAAGACAGCGGTCGATAGCTCCCTAGGCTATAGCATAACCAACCATGACGGTAAAGAGGTTATAGCAGACATAGGTACTCATTATGGTACTGTGACTATTGAGAACGTTAGAGGTGTTAAACAATGCTAACAATCCAGGACAAGCTCAACCAATGCACCATCAAAGACGCCTTATTCAATGAACCACTGGCTGAACAATACTATCTCGATTGGGTGAGAAATAGCTTGACAGTGGAGAACTATGCACAATATTATAATGTTAAGGAGTCATATGCGCTAGCAGTTATAGAGCTAGGCAGATGGATTAATAACCACTAATCAAACACTAAATAGGACTATACAACCATGATAAACTTAAACATAAACGCTAGTATAATTAGAGCAGCAATGGCTAACCAAGCCACTAAAGACGTTCGATACTATTTAACTGGTATACTCATCACCACCACTGGTGACATAGTAGGCACAGACGGGCATACGTGCTTTGTTGGTAAGCATACGTGGGAGGACTGTGATACACTACCCCGTGACGTTATACTAAGTATTAAGGGAGCTATTCCGATTAGTGCTAGTGTTGTTAATATACAGCTAGACGACATCGAAGGCAGTGCTACCACCAAAGGCATAGTTAGAGCAGGTAACAAGGTGTTAGAGTGTATAGAGATTGATGGTAAGTACCCAGACTACAAGCGAGTTATACCTGCTAGACTGTCTGATGAGTACAGTAACTTCCTATGCTTTGATGCTTCACTGTTAGCCAGGATAGAAAAGACGTTCGGTAAGCGCGCTCAAGTAGGTATATACACTAGAGGTACTAGCAGCTCTATAAGGATTGAGTCGTCTATTCTTGATGGTATTCTAGTAATCATGCCTATGCGTATAGATAAAGACTCTGAAATAGCTAGTGACGCTCTGCCAACATACTCCAAAGTCTAAGTAAACTAGCTAGAAACAACACAGACAACATAGCCGCTTAAGTGCGGCTTAGTCAGTACAACCACCACATAAACACTAAACAGGACTATACAACCATGATAACTACAGTGAACATACACGACTTCAGAGAAGCATTTAGAACTACACGCCCTGATAACTTCAGCTATGACGGCTTAGCAGCCTTGTTTGACTACTTAGAAGAACTAAGTGACGACATGGGCGAGCACATCGAATTAGATGTTATTAGCCTATGTTGCTACTGGACAGAATACGAGAGCTTAGCAGAATACCAGGAGAGATACGGAGCCGCTGACTATCCATCTATGGAAGACATAGAAGACAATACAGTTGTTATATACATAGATGGTACAGATGGCTTCATAGCCTCAGACCACTAACCAGGTAACATAGAAGGAATAGAACAATGCTAATACTACTGACAGCAATCACCATCATAGCACTACTAACCTACGCAGCAGGTAAGCTAGACTCTAGAGCCTACGACCATGATGTTATAGTATACGATAGCTCACACAGGAGCATCACAGACAATCTACTATAGAGGGGCTGCAGCGGCGGCGGAGACAATCGGAGTATAGCATACATTTAAGATGTTGTAAACAACTCAATTAACTATATAGGTATTATTATGAGCAGATTAGAAAAAGCTTGCGCTGATTATTTTAAAGCTATAGCTGAGCGCAACAGGGTTATAATACAATACAGCAATGCTGTTACTAAAGCATATACTGAATACATAGAAGCTAAGGAGAACACTAATGACTAAATTATCAACAGAAGCAAAGGCAGAACTACAGCGCATGATAGACATAGGAGCTACGCACATGAGGGCGCAAGGGTGTTGTAGTATCTCTGCTGACGGTCTTAGGTGCCTATATCGTGGGCATAATCTTAAATGCTTCGGAGGTGCTTTAATATCTGATGAACACTACACAAAAGACCTTGAGAGCAAGAGTATCTCTGACGCTTCTGTTATTGAAGCTCTTACGGCTAGTGGTTATAATATCGCTGTTAACAACCTAGATAGTGCTTTAGAGGATGCACAAGAAGAACTACATGACACGCTAGACTTCTCCGAAGACTTCCCAGTCGCCTTCGAAGCCGCCCTAGTCTCTTATTGCAGCGACTACGGACTAGACTACACAGCACCAGGGGAGACGCTATAATGAGCACGTTAGAGATTGGTAAGTTTTACAACTGGAAACATCAGACAGAACGGTTAGTCTATCTAGGTAGTTTAAATTGCTGGCATCAGTTTGCCCTAAGAGGCACTACAGAGATATGGTGTGAAGTAGCATTTCCAGACCTGCACATGCTAGAGGAAACAACCACCATGAGGTATATAACATGAGCTTCACAGACACCGGTCTAGCCTGTCCAGATTGCGGAAGCTCAGACGGACTAGCTAGGAACGATAACGGCTCGGGGTTCTGCTTTGCAGGCTGTGCCGAGACTGATAAGTGGAAGAGTACTACTAAGATGCTAGAGTTTAGCGGTGGCACTGAAGCTTTACAAGCCCCTCAGAAGCTCTCTAAGTCATCGTATAGCGGCTCCCTTACACTTGAGGCCTTAGAAGGCTTAATAGCTCTTAGAAGCGCCTCTAATAGACCAGACAGGGGCATTACAGCGCCTACAATGAACTCATATGGCTGTATTGAACACAAAGGCTCTATTGTCTATCCATATTATTCAGCTAGTGGCGTGCTAGTGGCTGCTAAGATTAGAAAGCCTGATAAGCAATTTAGCTGTATTGGTGACTTGAAGGAAGCAGCTTTGTTTGGACAACATATTAACAAAGAGGGAGGCTTATACGTCACTGTTACAGAAGGCGAAGAGGATGCTATGGCGGCGTTCCAGCTTCAAGGTAGCCGCTATGCTTGTGTGTCTATCAAGAATGGTGCTAGTGCCGCTCTAAAGAGCTGTAAAGAGGCTTATGAGTATCTAAACAGCTTCGATGGGATTGTCATAGACTTCGACAGCGATGCCCCGGGTCAGGAAGCAGCATTACAGGTGGCAGAATTATTTGCTGGTAAGTCTAAGATTGTTAAGCACACTAAGGACTACAAAGACGCCAGCGACTACTTAAAGGCAGGAGCTACAGAAGCCTACAAGCGCGACTGGTGGGATGCTAAGGAGTATACACCAGATGGTATTGTAAGCTGCACAGATATGTATGACGCTCTTATGGCGCCAGTACAGATGCCGTTTGCTAAGTATCCTTGGGATGGGCTTAACCTGATGAGCTACGGCATACGACCTGGAGAGATTATCACTGTCTTAGCAGGTTCAGGCGTTGGTAAGTCTACATTCACTAAGGAAATCATCAAAGGAATCTATGACGACACCAACAAGAACATAGGCGTACTGTCGTTAGAGGAGTCTATAGAGGTGGCTGGCTTGTCAATGATGTCTCTGAAGTCTAATAAGCGCTTTCACTTACCCACTGTAGAGCAGATGAAGGCTATATTGCATGACAAGTCTCGTGTGGTTGAAAAGCCCTTCTTAGATGACGTAACACCAGAGCAACGGCAGCTTGACAAGCAGGCAGCGTACAAGGAAGTGTTTGAGGACGGCAGGTTTCTCTTCTTAGACCATGAAGGTCACATAACTGTCGAGAGCGTCATAGGCAAGATGAACTACTTAGCTAGGGCTAAGGACTGCAGCGTCATTGTACTAGATCATATTAGCATCCTGGTGGGCTTGACAGCTAACTCTAGGAACGTCAGCGAACGTGAAGCCATTGACGCTACCATGCACGAACTTAGGAAGCTGGTGGAGTCCACTAACGTCACATTGATTAACGTGTGCCATCTTAGGAAGCCCTCAGAGGGCAAAGGACACGATGAAGGACGCAGAGTACAGGCTGTAGAGGCTAGAGGCTCAGGCGCTATTATACAGCTCTCTAACATTGCATGGGCGCTAGAGGGTAATAGACAGGCTGAAGACCCTGAAGAGAGGAACATCACCACCGTTAGAGGACTGAAGATGCGCTTCGGAGGTGGTGGAGGCGTAGCAGGACACTTGCGCTTTGATGAGAGCACTGGTAGAATGTTAGAGACAACTTATAACACTGATGAGGAAGCACTATAATGGGAATGTATACAGAACTATATATGTCAGCATCGTTAAGACGAGATACACCTGAGATTGTAAAGAACGTTATACTCTATATGTTTAACGGAGGTACGGAAGAACCTGAAGAGTTACCAGAACATCCCTTCTTTGAATGTCAGCGGTGGGATATGCTAGGTAGTTGTAGTAGTTATAACTTTACACCGTTTGCACTGTCTAAAGCTATAGATGACGACATAGGGGGCTGTGTCTACTTCACTACACGCTCAGACCTAAAGAACTATGATGATGAGATAGCCCTATTCATTGACTTTATAAAACCCTACATAGAACATGATGGTCATATAGGGCACTACAGGTATGAAGAGGATGAAGAGCCTACATTGATCTATACTAAGGAGCTACAAGCTAATGAGATGTAAATGCTGCGACATACTATTGAATGACTATGAACTCTCATTAGTTGACACAATGACTGATGAGCCTCTAGATACTTGTGAGGTTTGCATACTAGGCGGAGACATTGATGCTAATGAGGGATATGACTTAGATGTTGAATACTATGACATACAATGAGGGCGCTATAGAGGGGCTGCATTGGCGCCGGAGACAGTCAGATTGTACACTATATCGTGTAAGCTGTAAAGCACTAATTGAGGAGAATGTGCAATGAGTTTAAATGTCTTAATAGGCTGCGAGTTTAGCGGCACAGTTAGAGAAGCCTTTAGAGCTTTAGGACACAATGCCTACAGCTGTGACTTACTGCCTGACGATAACGACAGCGTTTATCATATGGAGTGGGACGTATTAGATGCTATAACTGATTGGCAGTGGGACATTATAATACTGCATCCTCCCTGTACAGCCTTAGCAGTTAGTGGTAATCGCCATTATGGCACTGGTATGCTTAAGTACCAGGAGAGACTAGACGCTGTACGATGGACTCAGGAGTTATGGGAGACAGCGATAGAGTATAGCGGCCACGTAGCACTAGAAAACCCTGTAGGCGTACTACCTAGGCTCTCAAGCCTTCCTAAGCCTAGTTATATACAGCCTTATCAGTTTGGGCATAAGGAGCAGAAGAAGACAGGGCTAACGCTACATAACTTACCAGCGTTAGAGACTACTGACGATGTCTACGAGGAGATGATGAAGCTAACGATACAAGAGAGACAACGCATACACTACCTACCTCCTAGCAAAGATCGCTGGAAGATAAGAAGCACAACTTACACTGGTGTTGCAGAGGCAATGGCGTTACAATGGTCTGCTTATGTTGAGGAGCAACGCTAATGAATAAAGAGTACACATTAGACCTGGAAACTACGACAACGCACGACCATATATGGATATGCGCTGGTGAAGACTCAGAAGGTAACACATTCATTGACCGAGATGGCACTGCTGTCTCTAAGAGGCTAGAGAACTATGATACAACTATCACTCACAACGGCATTGACTTTGATCTCCCTGTACTTCGCAATTGCTGGGACTGTGACACAGGAGAGCTTAGGCATGTCGATACAATACTACTCAGTCGCTTGTATAACCCTGCTATTAGCGGTGGTCATAGCTTATATGCCTGGGGTCAGCGGCTAGGCTATCCCAAAGGAGACTTCACAGACTATGACGCACCAGCTGAGGGAGAGACTATAGATGCTTGGCAAGCTCGTATGATTGTCTATGCAAAGCAGGACGTAGCCATCACAACTAAGCTCAAGAAGCACTTAGAGGCTCTACTAGCTAAGGAAGGCTTCACAGGGGATTGTGTAGAGCTTGAGCATAAGACGGCTGTAGAGCTTCGTAGGCAGCGTGACACAGGGTTTAAGCTAGACATAGACAAGGCTAATCTATTCTATAGCGAGCTTAATACAGAGATGCTAGAGATTGAGGCAACTATGCAGGCTATGTTTCCTCCTATCATAACTAAGCGATATCACAAGACGTCTGGTAAGCCTTTAGCGGACGGTGTAGAAGTGTTCAACGTAGGCAGCAGAGTGCAAGTGGCAGAGCGCCTAGCCACTATAGGCGTTAAGTTTACTAAGAAGACTGACGGTGGTGGTGTCAAGATAGATGAAACTGTATTGAAAGACTTAGACACACCAGAGTCTCTTATGATAGCTAAGTATCTAAAGCTACAGAAGCTCGTAGGCTTAGTTGGTAAGTGGCTAGAGTGTGTAGAGCCTGATGGTAGAGTGCGAGGCAAGGTGATAGGCTGTGGAGCTGTCACAGGGCGTATGACGCATTCTAACCCTAACATGGCTCAGATACCTTCAGCGTCTAAGGATAAGGTGTACGGTAAACGGTGTAGGGAGTGCTGGATAGTTGACCCGGGTAACAAGTTAGTTGGCTTTGACGCTAGTGGTATACAACTACGCATATTAGCTCACTATATGCAGGACAAAGAATACATAGATACTATATTGAATGGTGACATCCACATAGCTAACATGAATACAGCAGGTTTAAGTAATAGAGACCAAGCTAAGACTTTCATATATGCTTTTATTTTTGGAGGTGGTGGTAAACTTCTAGGAGCTATTGTAGGAGGAGCAGCAACACAGGGAGCTGCGTTGAAGAAGAAGTTTCTGAAGAACAACCCAGCTCTAAAGAAACTGATTGAAACAATAGAGAAGATAGCGTCACGTAACAAGTCTGTACCTGCTCTAGACGGTAGACGGCTTAGGATTAGAGAAGTGTACAGAGCTTTGAATACATTACTACAAGGTAACGAAGCAGTGTTGATGAAGAGAGCCTTAATAATATTCTCTGATCGCTTACGTGAGAACGGCTTGTATGATATAGTTCGCGTAGTTGCTAACGTGCATGATGAGCTTCAAGTGGAGGCTCCAGAGTACTTGGCAGACACTGTAGGAAGGATGGGCGTACAAGCTATTAGAGACGCTGGTGATTACTACAACATGCGCTGTCCTCTGGACGGTGAATACAAAATAGGCGACAGTTGGGCGGAGACACATTGATGAATGAATTGATTGAAAGA